TTTTAAAGGTTTCTAATTTGTTTAGGTTACTATTATAATACTTTTTTAATCGTATTATGATTAACTTGTTTATTTCTATTCTGTTTTGGTGCCAGGCATTAACCTTATTGCTGTTTTGTAAGTTATAATTTTGTAGCTCGTTTATAAGCTCTAAAATTCTGGTTAATTTCTCAAAGGTTTTTATTTTGTCTTTATACATTGCTTTAAGGTTTAATTGTTAATAGCATAAGCTGCACCGCTTGCGAGCTCTTTTAATATTTGATTTACTTTTTTTAATACTTGTTTAAATTGCTTCATTTTATTTATTTTTTAAGTTAATATTTATTTCATTATCAACTCTTTTAGTTGACCAATATTTATAATTTGTTTTTATATTTAAATAAGCTAAAATAGTTTTATCATTATTTAACAATTCTAGGTTTTCTTTTTGTATTTCAGTCAGTTTATTATAATTGTTATTGCTGGTTAAAAAACCGAGTGAATGCTGTAAACTTCTCATATTTTTATTTATTTTTTAGTTAATACTATTTTTTACCAACAAAACCCCATATAAATTAATATATGAGGTTTTTTGTAGTTTTTTACAAATTTTTGCCTGCGAACCTTTACACCTGTATCTTAGCCAGTTAATGTGGAAATTTTCCAGAGAGTAGCTTTTTTGCTCCCAAATACCCTTTAAAAGTATCTAGAGCAAATCTACAAAAGTTTTTTTAATAAACAACAAAAAAAGTAAAAAACTTTACAAAAATAGCTTTTAAAATGTAATTAAGATATTTTTCAAAATATAGCTTTGTAGTCTAAAAGTTAGACGGATGACTCATACAAAAATTATTTTAAACTACCAAACAAAAAACTTTAATTTATTTTTTAGCCAAAATCCTGGAAATTTACAGCCCCACCCCCATCATATTAAACATAGTACCCCCATCATATTAAACATACCCCATTATATTAAACATAGTGAGTTACCCCATCATAACAAAGACGGAATAAAAATAAGAAAGGAGCAACAAAATTAATTGTTACCCCTCCATAATAAACGCACCCCTTTATATTAAACGCTCTATCTTATCGTATAAATTCCTTTGTTCTTACTTGTAGCTAATCTCATTAAGGAATATCTAATAGCATCACAAAAGTGATTAAACTTATCGATAGGCTTTACACCTCTCTCGTGCCATACATAGTTGTTAAACTCCTTTATAACACCTTTACTTCTTGGGTCTACTATTATTTCATAGTCTTGCATAAGTGCTATACCAGATAGTATACTACCACTTTTCTTTACAGCAGGTTGTATGTTCAATCCTTTCTTCTTTAACTCCTTTATAAGTCTAGGTTCTGATGAATCACAAACTATCAAATCTAAGCCACATTCAGCTCTATTCATATTTGCTATATCTGACGTAGAAAGCCCTGTTTTGCCATAAATCTCCTTTACATAGACTCTATTGTTAAAATCATCTACAGAAACCTTTACAAGCGTTGTAGGGTCTTCAGAGAACCCAAAATCCTGCCCATAAATAGTCTTTTCTGTCTGTATGTAATCTCCAACTTTCCAATTTCTTATAATTGTTCCTTCTGCTTTAGCTAACCATCCTCCTAGTATCTGATGCTGGTATTTGTCTGGTCTTCTAGCCTTCACATCCAATATCTTAGCCATAAACGAGTCTGATAAATTCTCCTTGTTGTCTTTATAGGTTGTATGGATGTAAGTTGTGTCTCCTTTTGTTCCGTTGTAACCTCCATCAACAATATTACCTAAAAAGAACCTCTGGTATATCCAATGCTCTTTTGTAGTTGGGTTTAGTATCAAAATAACCCTGTTTTGCTTGTTTTGAGACCTTATAGAGAAGTCTATCTTATCAAATGTACCTTCATCATCAAGTTCCTCTGCTTCATCCACTACAAACGTTGTAATTCCGTTTAAAGACTTTAGTGCAGCTGTCTGGTTACCACTAGATGTCCTTATACCCTTAAATATAATCGAAGAACCTGTCTGCAGGTTAGTTATTTCATCCTTAGTTATCCTAAAGTGAGCATTTACTCCCATCATATCAATTTTCTCTACAAATTCCGGTATAATAGATGTGTGTGCTGATGACATTGTATAACGAGTAAACAATATCTTGTGTCCACTTTCGTATGTAAGGTTTAGTAGGAATACGTTTATACCAAAAGACTTACCACTACCCCTACCTCCTGTAATAACATTGTATCTTGTCTTGCTTTGGAATAAAGGTATGTACTTATCGTGTAGGTTTATACTATTCTTCATCTTCTGGTGTTACGTCTATAATATCTTCTTGTACAGGAGGTTGGTGTCCATAGAAATTTATAACAGGTGTTGCTGATTTCTGTGTAGCGTTACCAAAACCATCTTTAGGTTTACCGTAAACATACTCTAGTAATAGTTTTCTATCGTTATGATTTTTCTTAGCCTCTTCAGCTAGACTCATCCAGAAGTCTTGTTCAGAACCAAATACCTTTTTAATGGCTTTGACTCCGAACTCTTTCATCCTTTCTCTCTTAGCTTTGTTTATAGCTGCTGTAGTAGGTTTAACAACATCTAACTGACCTTTCTTCCTTTTGTTATACTTCCTACCATCAGTAGGTTTAATCTCATTTGATTTAGCCATAAGTTTAATCTTAATACTATAACGATATGTTTAGGTTTTGTTTACAACTAAGCACAAAGCACATTAAAACGTGCCTTGTACAACTGTTGTATTACCAATGCATACCTTCCATTGAGGTACTGCTTTCTATTACTTGGCACTTGTCTTTACTTTTCCAAGACCAAGACTTAATTCTTAACGTCATCATTTCATACATTTCTTCTATCCTATCTTCTGGAATAACATCTGCTAATTCGTGTATCTTGTTTCTTTCTCCTGCCTCAAGCTTTCTAGTTATCCTTTCATTTATTATCCTAATTCTTTCAGACTTTTTATCCTCTATTCTTTTTCTCTCTTTCTTCTTATCATCAAAGAATAAATCATAAACATTCCTAAACTTTACATAGCTCTCATAATAAACATCTATCTTTTTTAATGCGTGAAATATAGAAGACCTATTTCTTTTTACACCTATATCTTGAAACCAATCTGAAATCATTCTATCATTCATTCCATTTATATCAACCATAATTTTATAAAGCAAAGCTCTAAAATATGCTTCTTCTTGATGTCTTGATGTTGATGTTAAATCTACTTTTGTTACCTCTACAAACCTATCAGCAAGTTGTTTAGCTGCTTCTACATTGTATGTTCTAATTTTTCCCATTGTTATCTCTGTTTTGTATTTTTTCGTATTCTTTCCATATCTTAACATAAGCCTCTGTAAGCGACAATATATCTGGATATGTATGTTTTTTATGTCCTAGTTCTATTGATACTCTCCAGCTACCTTCAAATGCCTCTGGGTATATTACATACCCTTTTTTAAAGCAATGACTCTGAGCATCGTTGTTTGTTTTATAATAATTAAATGAAGTCTTCTTCTTCTTCGCCATAGTAATAATCATCTTCTGCATTACTCTTATAATTCAATGCTCTAAGTAAACCATCACATTCTTCATAAGACTCATCTTCTTCTGCTTGTTCTATCCACAACTCTACATCCTCTCTAGAGTAACCTAAAAATAACAGGTCAAGTCCTAGCTCATAGAAGTGGTCAGATACATCTTTGTTGAATGGCATACTACAACTCTCCGTAAAATGTATATTGTTCCAAATCGTAGTCACTCATAATATAGTTCTTATAAGCATCTGTAGCTTCCTGTAGCTTTTGTAAGCCACTATCTATAAATCCTGCTGTAATAGTATAGACTCCTACATCTAAAGTCCTCTTGTCTACTACTAAGAATATAAAGTCATCTGCATTAAACAAGTCTAGATACAAAGCTGCCTGTAAGTCATAGCTGTATTTCTTAGCTGAGTATTCAAAGTCTTGTATGTTAGCTGTAGTTTTTAAGTCTATGATGGTTGTTCCTTTCTTTGCATCTGCCTTACCTCTAAATGGCAATCCCATAAACTCTCCTATTGCCGGTATCTCAAACTCACATCCACTTAGCAAAGCAGCAGCTTCTTCATTAGCCAATACAGCTTTAGCTATTTTCTGTGCCTTGTTAAGTTCTAGGTTAGTGTATACTAAATCCTTACCTAACTCCTCAGCTGTTAGCTTAAAACTCTTACTAGCTTTAGTTCCATCTACAAATGTAAACTCTTTAAGTCTGTGTGGCTCTAGTACACATAAGTGTGTTAGTCTACCATCTCTAAGTGCTTGACTATCTGGAGAACCTTCAGTAAGTGATATTGCGTATGCCTTGGGAGACTCTATTAATTTCTTACAGGAAGACGATGATAATGCGTGTTGACCTAAATATCCATAGTAAAAAGAATCATCATACATCTTAGGTATAATGTCGGAGACCTTGAACTCATCTCCGTTTAGCAGTTTTATATTTTTCATAATGTTTATATTTAAATGAACTGCAATATAGTAATATTATTTATTATATCAAATAAATTTTATCTTTTTTACAATTAGATGTTCTAATGAGTTTAGTGAAGGTGTCCATCCTTTAGCATTGTTATCTCCTCCAAAGCTATTACCCTTAACCTTAACATCATTGTTTCTTAGATGATTAAGTAAGTCCAGTCTTTTAAACACATAAGCAGTCTCTACACCCTCTAAGCTTTTAAGGATGTAAACGTAGTACGTTGCTTTGGATGCAATGATACCACTATCTTCTCCTTTTCTTGTGTTCAAAAACTCTATGTATAGATTAACAGGTCTTGAGTATCTATCAGCATAATAATAACCTTTAGCATCATACTTAACCTCATAGGTAACTTCATTTCCTTTATACTTAGCTTTTATATCCCAATCATAGAATCTTTTGTTTGGTGCTTTCTCTATGTCTGTATGTGTCTTGGACAACTCATTAAGCCATAAGCTCTCACCTATGTTACCTTTTAAAAAACTCATATCTATTTGTATGTTGTGTAAACTGACATTAAAGGCTTTAACACCTTACTCTTAAATGCACAAGATATACATCCTGTTATCCTTATCTTAAATATTCTGTTAGCTATTGCAAATAATTCTTTTTGAGCAAACCTATCGTATATCCTGGTGTCATTGTCAAAGTACTTAGATAGTATTTTATATTCTTCTTCTGTTAAGCATTCAACTGTTCTGTATCTGAAAAGTTCATTTAGTTTTTCCTGTCTCTCATCACAACCACAATCTTCCCCAGCAACAAACTTAACAACATCCTTAATCCCTGTTGCTTCTGTTATCTTAGCTACAGTATCGCCTAGACCTTTAGACTTCTTAGCGTTCTCTTTTTCAAACTTAGCTTTCCACTCCTTGTAAGCTCTAGTTCTTTTGTCTCCTTTAAATTCTTCCATAGTTATAATAATTTGTCGTAGTCTCCGTTAAAGTAATCTTGAGCATCTTCATCAAACTTTTCTCTTAGTCTTCTCTTGCAGTTCTTAGATGTGTTGTACAATGAGGTTAGACTTATACCTTTGTACTGATTCCCATCCTCATCTATAAACTTGCTTTCCTTCTCTAAACCTCTTAGAGATATATCTGTCTTGTAGTAAATGTCCGTAAACATTATATCGTACCTATGCCATTGTTTTATTTCCTTGTCGATACTATCCATTAAGTTCTGGAAGGCATAGTTTTCTTTAATGTCAAAAGCTTCTAAAACTTGGTAAGAGTAAACAACCTCATCATATTCAACGAGAGGCTGCTTACTTTTTACCCTCTTATAATCAATACAAACACTAAACAAAGTACTGTAGAAGTAACCGAATCGTATTCCGTTATCTTCGTTTAAAATCTTATTAACGTCTTTTAAAGACCTGTGTATTTTTAAATATGCTTCTTGCACTAAATCTTCAGCAAACATATTAGAGCCTACAAACTTAACAGCCAGTCCAACCCACTTTTTGTGGCTCTTGTAAAGCTCTGCTAATAACTCGTTTTTAGTCATACATAAATATATGACAAAATAAAAATATAATAACTAAAAGTTATTAACAATCGTAACTTCTATCCTACCATTACCTTTGTCGTATCCTGTAGGTAGTAATGTCTCTGTCTTAACAAAGTCATCATTGTCATCTTCCCAGCAACCATAGTGTGTTATGGTATCTAATAGAAATTTAGATACAACAGCTATTGCATTCATTTTATCTCTTCTTCTTCTGTCTGGGCTAAATAACTGATAAGTTATATTAACAGGTGTGTCTATCTTAACGCCTTCTAATTGGTCTCTCATTACCTCAAAGAATACTTTTTTAGCATTGTTCTTCATAATATGATGCAAGTTCATAAACCTATTCATATTGAGCCAAACGTTTACATTCTTTTTTGTCTTTCTAGGTAGCTCTACATACAAAGGCACTATAAGTTTTAACTCTGACATTATATTATATCGTCTAAATATGATGTGTCTACTACTTCTGGCAAACCTGCCTCATTAACCTTAAAACTAAAGTCATCAAAAGAAAAGCTTCTACTTCTTTTACAGCTAACAGTAACCCATCCTTTGTTTTGTGTATTCTTTTCTAGCTGTATCTGAGTCTCTGTCTTCTTCTCAAGGAATGAACCTAGGTGTCCTGTAGGTTTAGTTGACCCAAAATTACTATGTATAACTGTAATAATATGGCAATTATGCTCTGCTGTCCATTTCATAATCCTTTGTACTATCTCAGAAGATTCTGTAATATTATTTACATCAGAAACTAAATCAGCAATTCCGTCAATAACAACTAATCCAATATTCTTAGACTGTAACTTATCAGTCAATATGTATTCTATAAAATCTATCCTTTCTGTATAAGACATCTTTCTTAAAGCGTAAGTGTGATAGTCATCATCAATCTCTCCTGCATTCATATCAACAGGTCTTCTAAACACCTTTTGTGCGTGATACCTTCCTTGTTCTGTGTCAAAGTGTATGACTCTCCTGTTATCTCTTAGTCCTTTTATGTGTCCACTAAACTTGTTACTGCCTTTTAGGTATGTACTAACCAGTAAACTTACAAAGTAAGTCTTCATACTTTTAGGAGGTGCTTGTATAAAGCTAAAGTTACCATAGGTAGCTAAAGGTATTGTGTAAGTCTTATTTCCTTTTAATGTAGTTAAATTAGCTTCTCCACAGGATATAGCTATTGGAGGTTCTTTTATCTCTTCAGATATGTCTACATAAGCATCTTCCTCCAGTAGCTTCATAAACATTCTTTGTTCTTCTTTTTCTTCTATACTCATATTGATTTGTTTATTTATCTGTTTGATGCATCTAGACAACTAAAGCAGCAGTATCTTTTGCCAAGTTGCACCTCTATGCCACATTCCATACATTCACTACTTTCCTCTAAGGACTTGTAGTATTCATTTAATTCTTCATCAAATACTTCCATAATATTTTTTTTGGTTTTAACTAAGTGTATAACACATTAAAACGTGCAATACACAACTGTTAGCAACAAGGCTACATTATCCTTCCTAATTCAGCTTTTAGTAGTTGAGTCATTATAATTGCTGAATCATTACCGTGTAAAATGCAGCCATCACTTCTGTCTATTCTGCAAAATTGCAAGTCAAGTTTGTATCGGTCACTTCGCCAATCAAAGTATATAGCATTTTCTTTGTCTAAGTTTATATTTTTCATTTGTTCAGGATATGGTAAAGCTCTGTTAAGCAATTCAATTCCTTTTCCTTTCGTTGTTATAAGCATAATTTTTGTTTTTAAAACCGACCAGTTGCTAACAATATGTATAGCAAATAAGCTAGTTAAGTTTATATTTCAATTTAAAGTTTGATGCGTGGCTTACATTGCCATACACTTGTTGGTTAATAAAAAAGGGAGGCTTTTACACCTCCCAATAAATTAAAATGGCAAATCGTTTGAAACAGTTGTTTGTCTTGATTTAACATTGTTATCCTTAGACTGGAAAACTGCTTTGGTACAACTTCCATCTGTCCATACCACTTTACCATTACCTAAATAGTCTTTAGCTTTCTTTGCTTCTCTTTCTTCTTTAGTTTGAGAATCAAATACTGAAACGTTCTGACCATACTGATTGGTCTCGTCATTTACTGATAATGTAAAGTTGTAAAAGTTTCCTGTTTTACCTTTTACGATTTTTTGTTTAGGCAACTTGTCTAAGTTGATACTAACATTAATTAATGCACTCATATTATAATTGTTTAAATTTATGTCTATAAGAATCCGTAGACACATCGGATATTTATTTTAATAAAGCCTCTGCAACTTTCTTGCTAATCTTATACTTTGTTCTAAGTGTTTCAATATCTCCACCTTCCTTTAACCATTTCTGTGCTTTAGGAAACTCTGGTGTACCTTCGTTTAACCATTTAGTTGGTTCTTCTGACTTAGCACCTTTACCGTGTGTATTTGTAGCATCAGCATCTTTAGTATCGTCTATTAAAAACATTCCATTTAACGCATACTTTCGAGCATAACTACTGCTGCTTCCGAACGACTGAGCTATGTCCATACCTTTTCTGTTAGGGTCTATACCTGCTTGTGCCTGTACACTAACCTTTGCATCCATATCTCCTAATGTAACTGTTGCTTCTGCAAACAATATACCTCCTAGTTCTTTTATCTCATCAGAGATAGTTAGTGCTAAAGCATACTTACTTAGTAGCGGCTTAACTGCCTCTAGTATGTCTTCACAGCTTCTGTAGTTGTACTTACCAAAATTGTTTCTTTGGTTCTTTGGTGCTTTCAATTCTTTTTGAATTGCGATTAACTTGTCGTTAAAATCTAAATCTTTTTTACTCATCTTTATTATTGTTTAATTTACTAATTTCTAAATACTTTCTAATCCAATACCTTAACTCTGACTTAGTCTTTTTAATAACTACTATTAAATGCACTACTGATGCAATAAGTAAGATTAAGGTTAGTAATATCAACATCATAACGACCTTAATATTATTTCTTTATAGCCTTCTGGAAGCTCATCAGTTTCACAGAGCTCTATAACTAATTCTTTAAGCTGGTCTTTCTCTATTGACAACCTGCCTACTAAAGCTTCCAATGCTTTTATTCTTTGTCTTTGATAATCTATTGTGTCTTCCATTATAATTGTTTTGTGGTGCAATCTACAATTAATATTTTAATCTACCAAATTTATTTTTATATTCCTTTTATTAATATGTAAATAATCCTTTTCTTCTCTAACTTTAAACTCAACACAAACCCTGGTTAAGTTAGTATCTTCCTTTAACATATCCCACATCATATCGTCTATAGCTACCCAACCTACTTTTGGTTCTCTGCTAATAGCTGAGTCTAATCTTTCCAACTCCCGGTCTACATCTCTTAGGTAATTGCTTACATTCTTATTATCTGTGAATTCTAGCAATAAATCTATTGTTCTGTTTCTTATCTGTTCTATTGACTTTGAATAATCCATAACTACCTTGTACGTTTATATTCCTTACTATCTACCCATCCAGTTATCGGATTAACCTGCTCCTCCCAAAACCTATAGTCTCCATAAGTAAAGTAATTTACTTTTTGTCTTTCCTCTTGAAATAATTCTTTAGTCTTGCCCATTTCTTAAATCTATTAATATTAAACTTCTTTTCATTGTTTCTGGTATTTTTCTTAGATACCTGTTATAGTACCAATACTCTGCATCACTCTTGTTTGTGTAATAACACGAATAGTCGTGTAGTCTACCATCTTTGTCTGATGCTCTGTATATCCAGTTTTTAATCTCATTAAATCTTAGTATTCCATCCATACTTGTTATATTTTAAGCAAATTTAATAAAGATAATTTAAACCACAAAGAAATAATTAATGTATTTTACCAAATAGCAAAGTAAGGAGGCTGTAGACTATCAGTATCAAAGTATAAGGTATCTTTGCTAACAGCTATTCTTTCTATACCACATTCTACAAGTCCTTTAATAAGTCTCATTCTTTTCTTTGTAGATAAGACTCTAATCCTTATTCCTAAACCAACCCTATGTGCATTCTTGGAAGGTAGAAACATTTTGTCAGCTACAGGTTTTGAAGTGTATCCTAGTATAATATCTGGTCTTATTCTGTACATCTTGCAAACAACGTCTAAAATGTACACAGGCTCTCGTTCCATAAATAAATAACCAGAACCTTCAGAATCTGGAGAATCAAACATAGACCATCTTAAATGTGTTAAACCTTCTGTATCTCTCTCATTATCCATAAGTTACGCTTTATTTATACCAAATATATCATAAATAAATAACATAATTGTTAATTTATGTTAACAGGTAGGTGTTGACTTTCTAATTTTTTTAGTATAACTTCGTCTTCATAAAATGAAATACTTCTCCTTTTAACTATATCTTATCGTAGCCTCCCAAAAGGCGAAGATAAAGATATTATCTTTAAGTATTAAGATTTAAGTATGCAAAGAAAATATTATAGTTATACCAATACAGGATAACTATGTTCTAATTTTAGGGAATAAATATTCGTAAATGAATATCTTGTTTTTTGTCTTTTATTTGTGGCGTATTTTCTCTAGAGTTCTAGCACCAAAGTAACCTCCATAAACCAACATAAGTAGATTACCAAGTAGTGATACCCACTCATCATCTATTTTAAAGGCTTCTAATGAGCTATCTAGTATAATGTAGATAAATAGTGATAGCGTAAGAAAAGCTAAGCTTAAAGGTCTTATATTGGAAGCTAACCAACTATTAGATGACATATCAGATTGCCAACGTTTAGTAACCTCCTGCATTTCAATTACATCTTGTTGCAAGTCAGCTAACATAGTTTCTTTGTCTTTTGCTGGTATGTCTTTATCTTTTGTGATAGCTTTAATAACCTCTATTGGATTACCTCCATCAATAGCTTCAACTATTGTTTCTCCTAAAGGTATGTTGTTCTTTACAATACCTCTCCAGAGATTACCAAAGAATGTACCTTTACCTCCGTTTTTTCTTAATTTAGGATTGCTCATTAGAATAAAATATTAATTAAGTGAAATAAACAAGGAAGTATCGTATAAATAAAGTCTTGAACTTCTGGTGTACCTTTACCTAAAAAGTCATCATAAACAACTTCTTTTATAACTGCTATAAATACAACAATAGATATTGATGCAAGTGTATTAAATACAAGTAATGATAAAAATAATATAACACTACCAGCAAAAAAGTGTAGTAGTTTATCTTTTGGTATTTTATTTAGTATGTCCATATTACGTTTTGTGTTTTGTCAAAGTCTAAATCAACGTGAATAAATGTATCTGCTATTCCTATTCTTGTAAATCCAACCTCAATAAGGGCTTTAACTATTTTAAATCTTGTTATACTATCTGTTGCTTTTATATCTACTGCTAAACCTTTTATATGGCTTGAACTAGGATTCTTTATAGATAAAGGATGGTCTGGACTTCTGTATGCTGAGTTTATAATAAAAGGTATTCCAGCAAACTCTCTTGCTTCGTCTAATACAAATAAAAACTCCTTATTCATATTATCCTCAATTTCTTTAAAGTATTTACTCATTAATCAAATATGTTTATTGCTTTTAAAACTACACCTCCAATAAAGGTTAGTATGGTTACAGTTACTGCTATTTTACCAGCAGTTACTTTTTCTTTTAATTCAATTTTATCTATTCTGTTTGATATGTCTGTAACTTCTTCAACTAAACCTTTTTTATTTGTCTTTTCATCGTTCTCTAAGATATCAGATATACGTTGATTAAATAGCTCTTGTTTGTTAAAAAAGTTAGATAAATCAGCAGCTAATCTATATTGCATTTCTGCCATAGTTTTCTGCTCCTCTCTTATCTCTGATATTATTTCTTTTTGCGTCATAGCTTTAGTTTTCATCATCTCTTTTATATCCGTAAAACATATGTGCAGCAGAGCCATTTGGATAAACTCGATATTGTTCTAAATCTAATTCATCTGTACTCATAACATCATAAGCATAACCAGGATAATAAATAGGATGTTCTGGGTCTGTTGTAGCTTGTGGATTAATTACCTTACCAATATTTACAACACCTTTTGTTCCGTTAATATACTTCATAGATGTAACACCTTCTTCTGTTACTTCTTCCCAAACGTTGTTATCAATTAAGATTTGTTTGCCTTGTTGTTCTGTATCAAAAACTAATTTGTATATGTGCATTTTATATTGTTGTTAAAGATTGTAATTGTGCATCTGTTAATGCTTCTTTGTAAACTGCTAGTGCTTTTGCTTTTCCGTAGAAAGGTAAACCTCCACTATTATATTGGTTAAAACCTAACTTATCTAAAGTATCTGCAGGAAATATAGAGCCGATTAATTGCTCCACTTCTTTTACTCCATTTACATACACCTTAAATTCATTTTCTTTAAAAGATAAAGCTACTTTGTTATAATTTGTAATATCTGATAAGGTTATTTGAGTATCAAACAAATTTGCATTATTAACCCTAACTATAAACCTTATTGTATTTGAGCCAGTTCTATAAAATATATTTACCCTATTGCCAGCATCTTTAGACAAACTTATATTTCTATTTGTCCCATCATCAGCCAAAGCTGCTATCTCAGCATACAATACACCCTCTGTACTATTTATTAAACTAGCGTTCCCACTATTGTTTGCAATGTCTTGTAGCCTAGTGGTTGCAGCTCCCGAAGTGGGAATGTACGAGGTTGCGTAGGATTGTTGTTCTACTTGTGCTCCCCAAATTTCGCAGTCTAAAACACTTGCAGTTTGATTCTGTATTTGAACATTTGTAATGGTGGAATTAAATGATAAATCATATCTTGCCCATTCACTTGTTAGAGTTACGTCTTGCAGATATACGTTTGTATTATCTCTTAATGTTATAACACCACTACCTTTTAAAGAAACTGAAAATGTTATATCTCCACTTGCAGATAAAGTAAAATATATTCTTTCACTTGCATCAAGTTCCATCCTTGTACTATTTTGATTGCCATCTGGAGAAATTCCATAATTAGAAGTTATTGTGGGTGAACCTACTGTTGTCCATTGACTAAAATCCTCACTATAAGGTAATAAATTCGTACTCTGTGGTTCAAGCAACCAACTTCCACAACCACTATCTGGTACTACTTCTTGACCAAGATATTCTTTTACTGAAACGTTGTCTATTGAGCCAGTATATGCACTTTGTACAGAAAATAAAATATTATTTGCAGTTGTTGCAGCAACAAAATAAAATTCTTGCACACCATCTTCTGATGCTATATTTTGATAAGAAGCACCACCAACTTTAAATCTAATTGAGCCACTTGTATAGTTACTTATCTCTAAAACTACTTTATAAGTTTTACCTACTACAATTCCTAAATTACTTTGAAATACAATACCAGTTGATGCAGAGCCATTTAAAGTTCCTCCGCTTATTGTCCAGCCAGTAGCTTTAGTCCAATCACTATCAGTAGCAAAATCTCCATTTACAACTTCCTCACTTCCTAAAGAATCTTGATAACTAAACCCTTCGTAGTTTATTCTTGGTATGTTTGTATCGTCTGTTATTTCTTTAACTGAAATGTTTGTTATAGAGCCATTGAAAGCACTAACTCCATCAAAATAAAAATGGCTTCCAAGTGATGTTATGTATTCAGTAAAAGTTCCGTTACTTGATTGTAAAGTTCCAGATACTGTACCAACGTAGGGTCTTATACTTCCAGAAACATAATCCAGTATAGTATAAGTTAGTTTATATGTTTTATTGGATTGAAGAATACTTAATTGTTGTAAGGTACCTGTAGCAGAACTGCCTATTGCCTTACCACCTCCAATACTCCAACCAGTACCTAACGTCCAATCTTGCCCTACTTCTTTAACTGTAAAATTAGTTGCTGTATATTCAGCAGTATTATCAGAAAGACTAATTAATTGAAAACCAGTTTTATTTGCAGATGCGTAAAAAGTATAAGTACCACTTGATGTAATATTAGATATAGTAGTACCACTAGAATTAGAATCAAAAAATCTTAACCTTGAAGATAACGAGCCACTTAATACATTTACATCTAAAGATATTTTATAAAATTTTCCCGATGTTAAAATACCTTCTTGATTTATACCTTTGTTTATAGTTCCATCAGTTACTGCATAACCATCTCCAATACTCCATCCACTTCCTAAAGTCCAATTTTGTCCGACTTCTTTTACTGAAACGTTGTCGAAATTTATAGTATCTCCAACAGAAACACCTTGTTGACCTATAATAATGTTGGTAACAGTTGTGTAAAAATAATATGTAAATTCTTGATAAACATCTACTGCATCAAAACTTAAACCTGTATCTATAAAAGCACCATTATAAATTGTAATGTTTTGGGATATATCTGATGCTTTAGCTTTAAATGTTAATTTGTAACTTTTATTAGCTGCAGTTACTTGGTTTTGTCTTATCCAAGAAACACTTGTTGTTGCAGTTGTTTTGATAGTTCCATTATCCCAAGATGAATCAGAAATATAACCTACCCATCCATTTATATTATTTTCAAACGTACCATTAGTAATCAACTCACTTCCTTCTTGTGAAAAGTTACCATTTAATACTTCTTCTGTACCTATCTGTGAAAAGTTACCATTTGAAACTAACTCTGAACTGATTATCTGTACATTCTCAACTAAACCCTGTGCATTAACTCTAGTTGCAGCAGAATTTCTTTCAAAGTCAAAATCTCCATCTCCATTCTCTGGCTTTATACTTAACATACTTCCATTGTCGTATGCAGTTGGTGTAAGTAATATTGATGCTTTATCTAATAAATTATCTGCCATCTTATTCTATGTTTTCTATTGTGGTTAATGTTGCAGTTGTACAAGTTACATTCTCGTAATAAGAAGCCCTTGCTTGTAATGTTGATAATAAATTAGGTATTGCACTTGGGTATGCAAAATCATAATAAATACCACCCCAGCCATTCTGAACTGGATTACCCCACCAACTAACTGGATATATTTCGTTTGCCATCTTTGTCTTTAATTTTTTTAAATAATATCTCCATCTTTTTAACGTTGGAGTCTTTTGGTTTGTACATCTTTTTCTTCATACTATCCTAAAAATATACCTCCAGAAAAATTAGAATCTGTATCTGGACTCATCTGCTCATTTGTAGATGTGTTATATTCTGGAAACAGATTGTTATTATAGTCCATATAATCTAAAAACCTTCTAGTGTAAAAGTCAGCAGTCTCATTAACTTTACCCATTAAATGTACTAACTCATCTTTATCTATAGGTTGCTTATTGTCTCCAATATGCTTATAAACACCACCATTACCAATATTGTAAGAAGCAAATGGCAAGTAAGAACTTTGACTGAACCAAATTAACATAGGTTTCACATACTGATTAACTAAATTTTTATAGTTAACGTTAACAACATCATCAAGTGTATCTGTTAGTATCAAGTCCTGTAGCTTATCGTATAGATTTCCACCTAGATAGTTTTGGATATGCAAATCTTGAGCAACCTCTACAAATTGTATTAGCTTATCATCATCTGTATTTCCAGATATAATAGACTTTCTTTTCAAGTCATTTAATGTTATAAATAATGCTTTAGTTGCCATATCTTATTTTTTATTAGTTGGATAAGCTCCTCTATCTGGTCTATCAATCATTCTTTCAGTCATCTCATTTGGATTTTTAGGTTCTTTTAAACCTTTCTCGTAAGCTGAATTAGGGTCTACTCTTTTATCTCCTTTCAACTTGTATACTCTTAACTCCCAAAAATGATGGCAGTTTTTACCTCCTTTAAATTTTAGCAAACTATAGTTCTGTCTGTTATGACCTAACTCTTTATTTACACCTCTAAAAGACATCATATTAATATCTTCCTTTCTAAATACTATCTTTCTCTCTGTAAATGTTTCCATCTTTTTGCAGAAAGTCCTACTATTTGGAGATTTTCTTACAGGCATATAAGCGTATCTAATTTTATAGATGTCACTATCTTCTTTAGATGACTTGTTGCTAGACTTAATTTCAGCCATTTTAACCTCACTTAACTCTTCAGCATACTTCTCAGTATGGATAACCTCCCAATCATCGCTTATAATCTCTCCTAAGCCTTCTAATTGCTCTAACATATCATCTCCCTCTTCATCAGAAAAGTCTGTTGACTCTTTTTGGGAGCTTAGTTTCTCTCCTGTTTCTTCTTCTCTCTTAATCTTAGTAGATATATTGTCTAGTTCTGTAAACTCAATAGGTTGTAAAGTAACAAAGTATAAGTTTAAGTATATTCCGTTTATAGCTAGTATCTCGCAGAAATCATCTAATAAGTCCTTTTGGAAAGGTCTAACAACAAAGTTGTCCATAAGTATAGATGCAGTTCTTAATTCCTCTGCATTGTTACCAAATCCTGTATTGTCTTTAATACCTAATAAAATAGGAGATACAATTCCGTGTCCTAGCATTATCTTCTCTCTACTCTCATCAGCTAAGAACTGATATTGTGCGTGAGCATCCGGTAAGTGTATAGGGTCTATAGTTGCAGAACTATCCTTGTCTTCGTTAAAAGCTATAATTGTTCTACCTGCATTATTTGTTCCTCCAAACTTATCGTTTATCTTGCTTTCTATTATTTCTTGTGTCTCCTCTGGAGGAATACCGTTGTTGAAATTAATAAATAAGCTAGGCTGTAAACCATTCTTTATATTGTTGATATGGTAGTTAGATACCTCTACTTCTAAATCACAGTACTGTAAACATCCGTGATAGTCACTAGGAGTATAATACCAAAATCCACTTTGATAAGGTTTAGATACAAATATCTCAGAAGTTTCTCTTCTACCACCTTGACCAAAAGCAGGTATTCTTTTAGGCTTATCTCCTCTCTTGTACTCAGCCCAATTAGGATGATAATACCAAGCTTTAATAATTCCATCTACAGCTTTCTCAGCTCTAAGCGTTTCTATTGGAAAGTGTAATGCTTTTAGTACTTTCTTTTTTGTTTTATTGTAAACAACCTGGATAGCAGCCATTCCTAGCTCTTTTCTGTCGCTTACTATTCTTTTAATGTCTTTAGGTTTAAATATTAATTGAGCTTCTGCCCACTCTATAGGCTTCTCTTTACTATCTGTACATTCTAGTCCTCTACCATAAATCATATCAGATATACCTTTAATACATCTTGAGTTAGTAGGACTACCTAAGTTTAAGTCTATTAATCTACCAAAGTGATTATTGTCTTCTCCCCAGCTAACCCAATTATCACCTTTTCTCTCTATAGCTTTAGGCATCTCATAGCTAGATAATTCAACTACACTAAAGTTTTTAGTATACTTCTTTGGCTTACTTACTGAATAATTCTTTTTAATATTTATTTTACCCATTATATTGTTATGTATTTATCATCGCCATCTGTATCGTTCTCCTCGTAATAATCAGTACTTATAGTATGATAGATGTCCGTATCTGTTTGACTTGTAACGTATATCTTGTCTCTATACCATAGATTTGAACCTCTAGTCATTTCTAGAACATAAGCTCTTTCAGCAATAAACTTATCTGAAGATAGAGTTATATCTATGTAATCATTATTGACTGATGCTGTAACATCTGAAATTGTTACTGTGTTGCCTGTTCCGTCTTCTCTTATTGTAGCATTGATACCTGTTGTATCTAATGTTCTAGGTAAGATAGAAAAAGTTTGTGAGCTTGATGTTGGCAATAATCTAATCATAAACTTATAACGTATATTCGTTTTTTTGTTTTTATTGCAAAAGAAAAGGTCTACCGAAGTAGACCTAAACTAAAAAACATAAAGTAAACGTGAAACTATGATTGAACTACAACAGTAAATCCTACAGTTGCAGGGTCAGAGTCTAAGAAGTTTGCAGGTTTTCTTTCCATACCAGTTAAAGTTAATGTATAACCACTAAGGTCATTCATTGCTTGTCCTGTTACTATAGTACCAGCAGTTACTTGACAGCCATTTTCAAATCCAGCTAAAAAGTAATTGTCATTTTGGTCTTGAACGATAACTCTTGGTCTACCATAAGAAAGTAATTTTAATTCTTTATGGTCTTCAACAGTTAACTTCTTTAAGGTCAATTCAACTACTTGTTCGAAGGCAGTAGTTCCCGTTTCAGCACTAGACTGAATATTTTGCGTGAAAGAAGAAGCATCTCTTACTTCATACTTGTATACGTTTGGTGTTCCAGATACAGCGTCAATAACGTCTGTATTAGTAGTATCAAATGTATAGTCAGCAGTAGCAGTATCTTCAAAATTCGATAAGTAGATAGCTTTTATACCACCAACCGAATCTTTACATACTTCCTTTCTTCCTATTGTTAAATCACAAGCCATTTGTTGTATTGGGTTTTAATATCCCTCCCCATAAAAGAGGAGGGTATTGTTAATAATCAGTTAATTAAGCTGGAGTGTAAAGAACGATGTCTGAACCAAATCCGTGTTGTACACCTGCTGTAAATCTCATTACGAAACGTACATTTTGTGAACCATCAATGTCAGCCATATCTAATACTTTTACTTCGTTGTGGTCAGATAATAATCCTGTTCCAAAGAAGATGTTAGAAGCTTCAGCTAAGTACATATAGTTAGAGTCTAATCCGTTTGCTAAGAATACCTCTACTCCATCAAACAATAATGAGTTGATAGCTTGGTTGTTTCCTTTTGCTTCGTAACCAGCAGCTCCTAATCCGTCAGCACCAAATCCTCCTAAAGCTCTTACATAAGCCTTGTAAACGTTTTGAGCAACGTATAATTTAACATCTGACTTTCCGTATAATGCAGAAGGCATAGCGTCTACTACTTTACCCATTTCAGCAGCTACGTTAGCAGAAGTAATAGTAGTTCCTACTACATCGTTTACAGTTGAGTCAGCAGTAGCTAAAGCTACTAATCCGTCAAATTCTCCAGCAGTTGCAGTAGCACCCATCCAGATATTTTTCTCATTCTTCTCAGCAATCTTAGCAATAATCTCAGCGATTAAAAACTCTTGGAAAGAAGGAGGTAAGTTGTCAAATGCAGAATATCCCATAGATATTGCATCCCAGTCATCTCTAAAATCAGATTTACACAAGTTTAAGTTTACTTGGAATTCCTCTGGTTGTAAGATTTT